AAATTTTTACCTGGTTTAGGATTTTATGGGTTTGGTTTGATACACATGATTGGTGGATTATCCAAAACTGCCACCGCAGCATTGAGACAATTGTTAGATGCAGGAACATTAGCAAACTTACCTGCTGGTTTTAAATCTCGTGGTATACGAATCCGTGATGATGAACAACCATTTCAACCCGGAGAGTTTCGTGATGTCGATGCACCGGGTGGAAATATTAAGGATCAGTTTCAAATCTTACCTTTCAAAGAGCCAAGTGCGACATTATTTAACTTACTTGGTTTCGTGGTACAAGCAGGTCAAAGATTTGCAGCGATTGCAGATATGGCTGTTGGAACTGATACGCAAAATAGAGCAGTGGGGACGACCTTAGCGTTATTAGAACGTGGATCACGAGTCATGAGTGCTATACATAAGCGCTGTTACTATGCAATGAAAACAGAATTTAACTTAATGCACGAGATTTTTGGAGAATATTTACCTCCTGTATATCCTTATGCTACGTATGGAGGCAATCAGTTTATTAAAGCAGCAGATTTTTCACCTGAAATTGATGTAATACCGTATGCAGATCCTAATATTTTCTCATTGACACAAAGAATTACACTTGCAATGGAACAATTAAAGGTCGCACAGTCAAATCCGAAGCTTCATAACATGCGTGAAGCGTATCGTAGGATTTATGAAGCATTGGGAACGAAACAAATTGATCAAATTTTACGACCAGAACCACCAAAAATACCAAAAGACCCTGCATTAGAAAATGCAGAGGCTCTTCGTATGCAAATACCTCAAGCTTTTACTACACAAAACCATGATGCACACATCGTTTCGCACATGGCGTTTATAAATACTCGTATGGTACAGGTAAATCCGATGGTTTATGCACTTTTACACGCCCATGTTGCTGAACATGTGTCTATGAAAGCAAGAGCACAGGCATTAGCAATCATTACAACTGAAAGACCAGACTTAATTGCAATGAAAGATCAAGATCCAGAGCTTTTTCAAGCAGAATTTGACAGTATAGTGGCTTTACGAGCAGCAGAGTTGACGCAAGAGCTACAAAAAGCTGAAGAAATTACAGGAAAAGGTGACGAATTAGTACAATTGAAACAAAGAGAGTTAGATTTACGTGCTATGGACATGCAAAGACGTAATGATGAGTTCCAGCAAGAAGAAATGCGTAAAATGAGTGAGTTTGAACAAAAAATTGACCTAGAAAAGATGAAAAGAGAGGATCAAGAGGATCAGGCAGCTGAAAGAATTAGAGTTGCCGATAATAAAACTAAGATTGCAGCAACAAAAGCTGGTGCTGATATAGCAAGGAACAATAGAAGTGTCCAATAAAATATTAAACCCTACCACTGCAAATAAAGTAGTAGATGATATAATAAAAAGTAAAAAATACTCATACGTTAAAAGGGCAATGAACCCTAAATCTCCTACTTTAAACAAAAATGAAACACTACAAACTAAAGGAGCAGATGGTGTTTTATTTCCTACTATTAGAAGAAATAAAAGAGGAAGATTGAGAAAATATGGAGATCAACAAGCGATGAAGATAGCAAAACAAAAAAAAGACGCTATATCGATTGTAGATATAGCACCTACGTATGTAAGTACAAAAGATGTATCTCTAGCTTTATCAAAAAGAATAGGAGAAGCAAGAGGTGTTCCGCCCAAAAAAGGGCCTAATCCTCAAGGACTAAAAACAGGTGGCATAAATTCTGGTTGCCCTTACAGAGAAAACGGTGTAAAAAGTGATATTAAAGGGATAAGTAATATACAAATAAAAGGCAAAAAATTTATAGGAGTTAGATAATGGCGTTACTTAGTTTGATAGGACCAGCGACTAAATTAGTAGGTAAATACATTGACAACAAAGCTAAAAAGGCTGAGTTGGCCTCTAAACTTGCAAGTATGGCGGAAGAACATGCTCACGAATTAGCAAAAGGTCAAATTGATATAAATAAAGAACAAGCTAAACATCCTAGTATATTTGTTAGCGGAGCACGCCCAGCAATAATGTGGGTTTGTTGCTTAGGGCTACTATGGCAGTTCTTCATTCAGCCGATTGTTACTTATGTTGCTGTATTATTTAATCCTGATTTTGTTCCTTTAAATCTGGAAATGGAAGGCCTCGTCACGTTAGTTATGAGCCTTTTAGGACTCGGAGCCATGAGATCCTTCGAAAAGTCAAAAGGTATTGCTAGAGAAAATATGAAAAAGTAATGATAAAAAAAATTCATATCAATCAACATATAATTAGACGCAATAAAAAAAATAACACAACAGAACCAGTAATTACTATTAAGACATCTAAAAATAATTATTACGCAGATGAAGTAGAGATAAAGGGCAAGTGCACTGTTAAATATAGTCCCACTAAACCTTTATCATGCGGAGCAAGAGTTTGGATTGAAACAAAAGATGAAGTGATTATGAATAATAGTGATCTACTTACAAAAATTTTATAAATGATCGACATAGAATCAATTCAATATTTAAGACGCAAAATTAAAGAAGATTTAGAGAAATATAAAGAAGATTTGATTTATGGTGTAGACACATTAGAAAACTTACAATATGCTAGAGGTAAGATCAACGCATTAGAGTCGTTGCTTCAGGATCTTAATGACCTGCTAAAAAAGGATGAAAATATATGAGTTTAGAACTTCAAAAAAAACCAAAATTAATTTTACCTACAAAACCCAAAAAAACAAATATACCAATGACAAAAGCAGAGAGAGAGGAATATTATGATATTCTTCCTAATCCTGTTGGGTATAGAATGTTGATTAAACCTTTCATACCAGATAAAAAAACTAAAGGTGGTATTTTATTATCTGATAAGACTGCTGAGACTATGGAAATGACAACAGTCGTTGGTTTAGTGGTAAAGATGGGTGATCTTTGTTACAAAGATACAACAAAATTTCCTGAAGGGCCTTGGTGTCAAAGAGGGCAGTTTGTTGTTTATGGTAGATATGCAGGCGCAAGATTTAAGACTAAATACGGTGAGCATCGTATTTTAAACGATGATGAAATTATCGCAACAATTAAGAAACCCGAGGATATCCTCGCACTATTTTAAGGAGTAGTTATGGCAGAACAACAACAAGCAGAACAAGTAGAATTAGATATAGATGATGTAAAAGAACAAGAGTTACAGGTCGAGGAACAAAAAACAGAAGAAAGACCTGAGCTGGAGAGTGTAGACTTAGGATATACTGATCCTATTAAGAAAGATGTAAAGAGTGAGGTAGTGGAAGAAAAATCTGTAGAAGATAAAACTACAGAAGATAATCTATCTAGTATGTCAGACAAAGTGCAAAAAAGAATTGACGGTTTGACACGCAAAATGAGAGAAGCTGAACGCAGAGAAAAAGCAGCTCTAGATTATGCAAAAGGATTACAGAAAAAATATTCTGATGCGGAAAAAAGATTTACTACTTCTGATGATAACTACTTAAAAGAGTATGAAGCAAGGGTAGATTCTCAAAGAGAGCAAGTAAAAGGAGTTTTGAAAAAGGCGATTGAAGAACAAGACTCTGATAAGATTATGGAAGCTAATGATAAATTGACTCAGCTTGCTGTCGAAAAAGAAAAAGCTAGAATACAAACACAGCAAAAAGAACAGCAGAAAAAACAAGCAGAAGAAGAACAAAAACAATCACAAGAACAACCTACACCACAACAGCCAAAGCCTAGTGAAAGAGCAATGCGCTGGAAAGATGACAATGATTGGTTTGGAAAAGATAAAGTTATGACCAATGCAGCATACGGTGTACATGAGGATTTAGTTAGTCAGGGGTTTGACGCAGAGTCAGACGACTACTATACTGAAATAGACAGGAAACTTAGGGAGTATTTTCCTCATAAGTTTTCAGCAGATAAAAAACCCGTTCAAACTGTTGCCTCCGCAGGGAGAAAACAAGAAGGACGCAGAACTGTGAGACTCACTCGATCACAGGTTGCAATAGCTAAGAAACTAGGAGTGCCATTAGAAGAATACGCTAAATACGTGAAAGGATAAAGTATGACTGAAAAAATAGATAGAACTTCACGCAGTTCAAGGGAGAAAGTGGAAACACGTAATAAACCTTGGACTCCTCCATCAAGTTTAGATGCACCTCCTGCACCTAAAGGATATAAGCATCGTTGGATTAGAACTGAAAGCATAGGTTTTATGGATACAGGTAATGTATCTAAAAAATTAAGAGAGGGTTGGGAATTTGTTCGTGCAGAAGAAATTAAAAACCAGCTTGGCGATCATGATTATCCAGTTGTGCAACAGGGACAGTATCAGGGGTTAATCGGGGTTGGTGGCCTTGTGTTGGCAAGGATACCTGAAGAAGTAGTCGAACAACGCAAAAAATATTTTCAAAACATTACTGCCGATCAAGTAAAATCCGTTGATAACGACATTCTAAGGGA